GAGTTTGCGCCGGCGAGCGTCACGGAAGTGGAGAGGCCGGGGGTGTTGTAGATGCCGAGCGGTTGCCCTGCGGTTCCACTGCCAGAGGTGGCCGCGAGATCCTTCGCGATTGCTAGTACGCGCATCAAATCTTCGCGCACAAACGATTCAACGTCAGGCGTGGATTGAGCGAGCAACTGGAAGGTGAAGGCGGTTGCGGCGGCGAGGCGATGAGGAGTCAAGCTCACCTGCCCAACGGTCTGATTCGATTCGGCGATGGTAGCGTTTTCGCTGAGCCACGAAGCCGTTGCCCCGCCAGTCTGCGAGGGAATCGAAAGGTTGCCTTTCAACCCGCTGATCGTCCGCGCGCCCATCGCTACGGTGTACATCTGGTTGCGGAGGAGTTCGATGAGGGATTGCCCTTGGAAGCCAGTTTCGACGAGCGCACCGGCGGCGGAGAACACGTTGCTTGCCAACGCCCGCTTGTGGGTCATCACGTCCTGAGGGATGAAGAAGCCTTGCGTCTCGCGGCCCGTCAATTTCGCAACGGTGTCGGAAACTTCTTTTTCGAGGCCCGTCAGCTTTCCATGAGCGGCTCCAGAAAGAGCGCGAACGAGCGAGTAGTCGCCGAGGTTGCGGGCGCTCATGCCAATGCCCTTGTCCTCTGCACTGACGCGGGTCACACCCTCGAAAGCGTCGAGAGCTTCGTGGCGGAACGCCTCGAAGTCAGCTTCGCCAGTCTTGTGCTTTGCGCCGATTTCAGCGGCGGCTTTCTGCCACTGTGGATGCTTGAGGGAAGCGGTGAAGTCGTCGATTTTCTTGCAACGGCTTTTGAATTCGGCGACCGCTAAGTTGCGCTCGCTGGTTGGGTCGATGGTGATTTCCATTTTAGGTTTTGTTGTTGGTTGGAGATTCGTTGGAGTTGTAATTTGAGATTGAGATTGTGGAATTGCATTCGCAACCCCCAGTTTTTTGATGAACGAAACTTGCTTGTCCTCATCGCCTTGTGCAGATCGGAAGCGCCCCATACCTACGGTTGTATCGGCGGGGATTGTGACCATTGATGCTTCATGGACTCTGAACTTGAAGCGGTAGACTGGGCATCCATCCATCTCGCCAATCAGCGTTCCGCCATCGGTGATTTCGTAGCCAATGGACGTATCTTTTAGGATCCCTTCTTTCATGCGTTGCGCGTAGCTGGCAACGTCGGGAGCGGTTGAGATTTTTGCATCAACGTAGGTGCGCCCATCCATGATTTTCGGATTGCTGACCGTGCCGATTTGAATATTGCGGTCGTGGTTGAAAAGGAGAGCGGCACCGTTTGTCAGGCGGGTGTAATCCATGCCGCCGGGCGTGTGGTCTAGCACCTCGTAATAGGATTCCATCTCTCCACCCATGTCGCCCATATCACAGCACTCGCGCTGGTAAGGGATGTCGGAACAGATAGAGAGCGTCATCATCCCCGAGTCGTTGGTGGATGCCATTCCGGCACGGTATTGAGTTGTCGTTGGTGGTTTCATTTTTTTTGGGTTTTGGATTTTCTCTGCTTCGCGGCGGAGATGATGTAATCGGGAGGATTTATCGGGTGACGAGTTGCACGGGGTCGCGGTTGACGATCGGCTTCGGCTTTGGCTTTCGGCGGTTCAAAATCTTGATTTTGATGTGGGTTGCGGAGCGAGTTCTGTCGCGTCTTCTCCGACGTCTTCGGCGGATGTTGCCGGCTCTTCGTGAGTCGCTTCCGCTGGCATCTGCGGGGGTGGGTAATCGACGGTGAGTTGCGGGTTGATCCCGAGTTGCTCTTGAAGCATGAGTTCTTCCGCCCTCTCAAATGCGATCTCCTCAAAGTCTGCTCCCTTGTCCGCACATTCGCGGCTCAAACTGCTCATGTGATTTGCCACGCGGAGCGCCGCGGCGGTTGCTTCTTTCCCCTCGTCAACCCCTTGCCACCTCCGCCCTTGGAAGACTGCCGCGCTGAATTTGTCGAACTTGGCGAGAGGAAGCGGGATCGCGCCGGTGGTCAGCGACATTTCAAGCCACGCCTCGAAAATTGGACGCTCAGCGTAGTCGATATCGAAGGTTTGGATGAGTTTGAAAAGCTCGTTGGAGTCGAGCTTCTGAAGGCGCCCGGCGCTGAAGTTGATCGCCTCGTAATCATTCGCCATCGTGGAGTAATTGGCTCCAGGCATCCCCGCGCATTGGCTCCGCACCATTGCTTTTCTGAACTCGCCGAAGTTGCCATTTGGGTGAGTCGGATCGATCGCCTGATACTTCACCCCCCAAGGAAGCGCGCCGATGTCTCCCGGCCCCATCTGCTGATTTGGCAAGCCGTTGCGCGGATCCACCGTGAATCCCGCGTTCCCTCCTTCGGGGAGCACGTCCGAATAAAGCCACCCTGTTTTTGTCGCCTGTTGGCGAGCGGCGACCACCTCGGCGAGCTCGTATTGGTCGAGCTGTCGCGCCTTCGGGATTGTCGTGGCAACCCACGGGGCGGGGCGGGTCGAATCGCTGTCCACGGGGCGAGCGTAGTGGATGATTTCGCGGGCGGGGATGCGGTCATGGAGCCCGTTGTTGATTGCCCCGAAGCCGAAGGTGCCGGCGATCGTAAACTGCCAATCGTTGGGCTGACGGCGGATGAAATAATAAGCCACCGCCTTTCCAAGCCCCCAGCTTGAGCTCTCGTATTCAATGCCCATTCGCACGACGTTGCCATTGGCAAGCGTCCCATTCATCAGGCGATCACACCACTCCGCGTTGATCATCTGGAGCGAGAAGCCGAACTTGTTCACCCGAGGGTCGCGAATCATGCGGATGAAAAAGTCGCCGTCTCGAACCGCTGAAATTAGGCGAAGCTGGCGCATCGTCTTGTAGTTGCGCGTCCCTCGAGTGTCGCAGTATTCCGCGCGTTGCCACTCCGCCCATTTCTTTTCGATGAGTTGCCGGGCGAACACGTCGGGCTCACCAACTTTCACCTGCGCTCTGCTTGATCCATTGGTGCCGATCCACGGGCGATTGGTCGGGTGGAATGGGTTGCCACTCCGCTCGGCGGCGTGAGCACGCACGCGGTCAATTCGGGCGTCGTAGGCGCGAAGCGTTGCCTTCTCCCCGGCGTTCTGCACGATCCTGTCTTCCTGCTCTTTTACGCGACTCCGAAGCATGATGCCTTCGCTCCCAAAGACGTTCGCCCACAGCGTTTCCCGATAGGCTTGGTAAAGCGGATTGGAACGAAAAAGATCGCGAACGCGAGAGGTCAACGCCCACGCGTTCTGCCACATATCGGCATCTTCCCCGATTTGCGAAACTGGCCAGTCGCCATTGATCCCACCGCCCACCGAGGCGAGTTCGCGGAATCCCCGTTCCCCTGTTTTGTTCCCGACTTTTTTGCTGAAGATCTTCGTGAAAATGTTCATCGGGCGTAGTAGGTGGGGTCGAGGTTGTTCGATGGCACGAAGCTGAGCGTGATGCGGTTGCTCGTGGTAGATCCGCGCGCGGCGTTGTCGGCGGCGGTTTCGCGAATGACGGTCGCTTGCCAGAAGCTGAGTTGCTCTTGGTAGTCTTTGATCGCCCCGCGGGAGAAGGATTGCCCGTTGAACGAAACACTCTGCTTCGTCGTGGCGGAGAATTCGGCGAGGATGGTTTGAAGGCGAGTAACTTGCGCTTGAGCGAAGGAAGGAACGGCGGTGGCGGAGAGGTTGGCCAACACGTTTATCGTGCCCTGCTTTGCGGTGTAGCGGGTCGCTCCGCTCGTTGCATAGATGGCGTAGGTGTAAGCCCCCGCGGTGATCGCGGCGGTCACGGTGGCGGAGAGAGTGAACAGGAAGAGCGCGCCCGAAGTCGTGGCGGTGATCGTGGTTGCGGCGGCGACTCGGTTGTTTAAAACGAGCGTGGCAACGTAGGTGCCGGGCGCGTAGTCGACGAAGGATTCGGTGAAAATTACGGTGTCCCCAGCTTCGAATTGCATTGGGATTCCGACGAGTGGGTCAGGCATTGTGAATTGAGTTTCGCCACCCGCCGAAAGATTGGCAACCCGCACACAAAAAACGCCCCACCGAATTGCTTCGGTAGGGCGTTGGGTTGAGAGAGAAGTTTAGTTTAAATTTGTCAGCTTCATCAGGTTTTTCGCCTTCGATCTTGATCGCGTTCCGATTGACCTGATGTCAGCCATTATTTCCTCAAAGTCATCATCAC